ATTTAGCACTACTACCCGAAGCGGAAAATGCGATTGATGACATCGTAAACCAATCAGTTGTTATAGAAGATCGTGGAAACATCGTCGAGATTGAGCTAAGCAAAACCAGCTTTTCACAGACGATCAAACAGAAAATCATTGATGAGCATACCAACATCTACCACATGCTAAACTTTGAAAATCTCGGCTGGCGTTGGTTCAAGATTTGGTATGTAGATGGCAGAATCTATTTCGAGGCAATCATCGACCAAAAGAACCCCAAAGCCGGAATCCAGAAGATCAACCACATCGATTCCCTGCGCATCAAGAAGTATCGGGAGATCGTCAAAGGTCGAGATGCACAAGGAAACGATGTTGTCAAAGGAACAAGGGAATACTACGTTTACTCTCCATACGGTTTAGGCGAAAAACGGTATGAGGTTGCCAATCGTTTTCAGCAAGTACCAATAACAGAAGACACGATTCTTTATTCAAATAGCGGAAATTACGATCCGGAAAAAGGGTATGCTCTATCATATCTTCAACGCGCCGAAAAGGCATTCAATCTACTAACCATCGTTGAAGATTCACAAGTTATCTATCGTTTAACACGCGCACCGGAAAAGCGTCTGTTCTATATCGATGTTGGCCAGCTACCAAAGGGCAAGGCAGAACAGTACGTAAGTAAGATGATGGATAAGTATCGACGCAAGATAACGTTCAACACCAAAACCGGCGAATATAATGGCGATGGTAGACATCTAATGGCTATCAACGAGGATTATTGGTTCCCGCGTCGAGGTGACAGAAGTACAGAGGTTAGTACATTACCCGGAGGTCAGAATCTAGGCGAAACGGAAGACATTCAATACTTCCGTAGAAAAGCATTTGAAGCGTTAAAGGTTCCTCTTTCACGATTACAACCCGAAGCTGCATTTAGTCTTGGTAGAGCAAGCGAAATAACAAGAGATGAAGTCAAATTCAGTAAGTTCATATCAAGACTGCGCTCATCTTTTTCCGAACTGTTTAACCAAGCACTAAAGCGGCAACTGCTCTTGAAGAATGTCATCACAGAACAGGAATGGGAAGCGAACAAGAACAAGGTTCAATATATTTGGAACGAAGACAGTCATATCACGCACATGAAGAACCTTGAAATCATGCAAGAGCGGATAAGCGTACTTCGTGAGACAGAAGATTTTATAGGGAAGTATTTTCTACCGGAAGATATTCAGAAGACCGTTTTGGATCGCACAGATGAAGAAATTCAATCATTCATCGAACGCAAGAAAAAAGCAATGGCACTACCGGACGATCATCCACTATATGTCAAGATGGATGATCCGGATGAAGCAATTCCGGATGAAGGTGACATGTCACTTTAACGGCACCATAACGGTACTGGAAATGCCATGTCATTTAAACGAAAGAAAACTGACACAGAATTTTATAAATTGCTAAATACTAACGATAATGAACAAGATGTTATCAAAATAAGACAAGCCAAAGCGATGAAATGGCTGTTCAAAGAGAAGGGCGAAAATGATGGACCATACACCGATGCTAATGATAACGGAACAAACGTTTGATGTTAAGTATCAGATTTTAGAAGAAGCAGAAACCAAGAAAAAGAAGTATATGATCGAAGGCATTTATTTGCAGTCGAGCATCAAGAACCGTAATGGTCGCGTGTATACTAAGGATTGTATGGATCAGGCAGTTCTTGAATATGTCGATCAAAAGGTAAAGACTCGAAGCGCCTATGGTGAGTTGGGACATCCGGATAATCTAAGCATCAATCCGGAACGAATTAGCCACCGGATTCTTGACCTAAAAGAAACCGGAAATGATTGGGTTGGTAAATCACAGATAGAAGATACTCCGATGGGAAATATCGCCAAGAACCTAATGGAAGGCGGCGGCCGTTTGGGCGTATCTAGTCGAGGTGTTGGCGCAATTCGTGAGAGTAACGGCATCAAGGAAGTATTTAAGAACCTACGATTTACTACTGCTGCTGATATTGTCATTGATCCAAGCGCACCAAATGCTTTTGTTAATGGTATCCTTGAGGGCAAAGAGTGGATTTGGGATAACGGCATTCTAAAGGAATCGGTTATTGATAGCTATGAAAATGCCATCATCAAGGCACCTGAACGAAAGACAAAACAGATCAACGTAAAAGTATTCGAGGATTTTCTTAATCGGATTCGTCAAGCATAGGGTTTGAACGTTTACTATCAGAAACGGGTTTCACATAGGAGACAGGAATGAAGAACGAAGAAAAGAGAGAGCTATCAGAAGAAGAACAGGCGGAGCTTGATGCTATCGTCAATGAAACGGAAGAAGAGGACATCGATCTTGATGAATCATCGGACATGGATGATGAAGAAGACATGGATGATGAAGATGAAGACGAAGAAGACATGGAAGAAGAAGATGCTTCATCGGATAAGGAAAAGCTAAAGGAAGAAATGGTATCCGACCTTCTCGAAACTTTCCTTGTCACTAAGGATCGTTTTGTCAGCGAGGATGTCATCACCGGTCTAACCGAAGATGTTGACATGGATGACGAAACCAAGAATAAGACCCTAAGCATTTTCCGCGCGGCTGTTATCGAAGAAGCCAATTCTGCTATTCGTGAAATGGCCGAAAAGGTTAGCGAATATACACTTGAAAGCATCGAAGACAGCCAAAAGAGCATCAAGGAAGAATACAATACCCACCTTGACAGCTATCTTCACCATGTCGCCAACGATTGGCTAAAGGAAAATGAAATCGCCGTTGAAACCGGTCTAAAGGTCGAAATGGCGGAAAAGCTATTTGGTGGTATTAAGAGCGTCATGGAAGACGTAAACATGGAAGTTGATACCCTTGATGTTGATCTTGTAAATGAACAGCGCAAGGAAATCGAAGGTCTGCTTGAAGAACTTAACGAAGCAAAGAAGGAAGTCTATTCGCTTCGTGAAAGTGATACCAAGGTAAAGCGCGAAGAAATCATCGATAGCGTTTGTGAAGGAGCCGCCGATAGTATCAAGGATCGTATTTCTAGCATCTGCGAAAACATCGAGTATGACGAAAAGTTTGAAGAACGTGTCAATTACCTTCTCGATAATATGATGGTTGTCGAGAGCGCAGAACAGGACGATACGCCTCTAGCGGAAGAAAAGAAGAACGATGTTCCGGCAAAGAAGTCATTCAAGCTACTCGATATGAGCAACACACGCTTGAAGTAGGGTGTACCAAAAAATGTGTTTTCCTAAATAAAATTAGGATTGTTAGTTTACCTTTTAATCGAACTATAGGAGATAAAAATGTCAGAGAGTAACGAACAGCGACTAACCGAGAAGTATGAAGGTGTAATCGAAGCAGAAGGTTATGCGCCAATTACCGATAACCATAAGAAGTTTGTGCTTGCTCAGTGTCTTGAAAACATGCTTGACAAGGGTGTTGTTAAGAATACATCCGTTCTAACTGAAGATGCGCCCGCTAACAATGCTGGCGATATCAATAGCTCTACCGCTACTACTGGTGCTATTGCCGGTCAGGACACCATTCTTATCAGCATGCTTCGGCGCGCAATGCCTAATCATGTTGCATATGATATTGCCGGTGTTCAGCCGATGAATGGTCCTACTGGTATCATCTTTGCATTCAAGAGCAAGTACACATCACAGGACGGCACCGAAGCACTATTCAATGAAGCCAACAGTGCATTTAGTGGCGATCCTACTAGCACTCAAGCAGGAACTAGCCCGGTACAGAACATTGCCGCTGCTGGCGATGCCGCTAGTGAAGAAGCCGGTTATCTTAGTGGTGCTACCCTTATCGACGAAATCACAGGTGTTGGTATGAGCACCGCAGACGGCGAAACTCTTGGTGGTACTGGTAGTGGTGATCTTAGCTGGAATGAAATGGCATTCAGCATCGAAAAGGCTAGTGTCGAAGCTAAGACCCGCGCACTCAAGGGCGAATACACTCAGGAACTAGCTCAGGATATGATGAAGGTTCATGGGCTTGATGCTGAGGCTGAGCTTGCCAACATTATCAGCGCGGAAATTCTCTCAGAACAGAACCGCGAACTTATCCGTACCATCAACTTCACCGCCTCAGTTGGTGCTGCAAATGCTACCTCAGCCGGTGTATTTGATACTCAATCCGATAGCACTGGTCGTTGGCAGGAAGAACAGTGGAAGGGTCTTCTCTTCCAGATCGAGCTAGAAGCTAACGCTATTGCCAAGTCAACTCGTCGCGGCAAGGGCAACATCATGATTTGTAGCTCAAACGTTGCAAGCGCACTAAACATGATTGGCGTTCTAACCGCCGCTAGTCCTGCTGGTGGTCTTGTAGTTGACGATTCGGGCAATACTTTCGTTGGTACAATCATGGGCGGTCGCATGAAGGTATATGTTGATCCGTACACCACCGGCGATTATGTCACTGTTGGTTATCGTGGTGGTCCTATGGATGCTGGCATCTTCTACTGCCCCTATATTCCGCTTGAAATGGTTAAGACTATGGGCGAAGAAACCTTTCAGCCGAAGATTGCATTCAAGACTCGCTACGGCATGATCAAGAATCCCTTCAGCGGAACCGCCGGTACTGGCGCTATTGGTCGCCACGATAGCACCTATTATCGCATCTTCGCAGTAAATAACCTACTCTAATCATCCTTCCCTCCAGATCGTTATAGAAAATCCCCTTAGCTTCGGTTAAGGGGATTTTCCATTGGATAGAAATGCATTCACTTGTTATCCATTGGTTGCAATATTATCCGCGCGGCTAAATACTATGGTCGAATACATGAAAGGTGTACGCATGTTTGATAATATAGGAATGATGAGGTGTATTGAGTGCCGAGGATTATTTTGTATAGATGATTTGAAATCCGGAAATCTATGCAACGAATGCTACGAACAATATGAGCAAATCAACCGCGCGCCTAGAATAAGGAAAAAGAATGAGTCAACGAACGAATCCGAGTAATATCAATACACTGAATGCAAACAACTATCGACTATCGATCAAGTCATTTCCGGACGTTGAATATGCTGCTGTAAGAGCTAATGTACCGGGAATCTCATTCGGACAGGCAATGGTAGATAATCGATTTACTGTTATTCCGTTGACCGGCGATAAAATTGACTTTGATTTCCTTGATGTTCAATTTGTCGTTTATGAGGATATTAGTAACTGGCTGAAGCTATTTGATTGGATGGTTGCTCTTGCATTTACCCGGTCACACGATCAGTATACCGGATTTAAGAGGTTGGAAGAATTAGGACTGCAACAAGAGTACAGTGATATTCAGCTACACATTTTAACCAACGCAAAGAACTATACAGGCGTCCAAGTCGATTTTTACAATGCCTTTCCTGTTAGTGTTAGTAGCATTGATTTTGACTCGCAGATTACAGACGAAACACCGATCATTGCATCCGCCAGATTTCAGTATCAGGTCATGGAAGTTAGCACGCCAGAGAAAAGAAATGCTGGTATTGACATCACGATTCCGGAATAGTCTATGCTAAAGACAGCCGTTGTAATTCCAATGCGATGTGGGTCTGTACGGATCAATAATAAGAACATCCTTCCAATCCTCGGGAAGAGACTGTTTGAATATACCCTTGATAGCGTAGTTGAGTTTGATCCCGAAATGAGACAAGAGATCATCATAAGCACAGATTCGGATGAATACTGGAAGCTTGTAAATGATTACGCCAAATCCATCGGTCTTAAGTTGATATACCACAAACGAAAGCCGGAACATGCGCTAAATAGCAGTAAAGATATTGAGTTTTTCCAAGATTTGTTGAGCATAACCGATTGCGAATTATTCTATCATGCTAGAGTGACAACGCCTATTCGTGACTTGGACACGATATGGCATGGTTTTGTGGTCATCAACACAAGCGATGCGTGGACTAGTATAAGATCGGTATATGAGATTGACACGCCGTTAGAGAAAATGGGGATGTGGATTGACGGCACCTTTTGTTTTATGGGCAAAGCAGAACAAGAAAATTGCCCTACACAAGAACTAGATCAAACTAAGCGCATGTATTCTGCCTTATGTTATCATAGGGGAAAAGACCATAGACATTGACACGTGGGAGGATATCGAGGAATGCCGGAATTACTATCAAAAACAGAAATGAATGCCTTGCTTGCGTCAGTTGAGTATACACAAGAACAATTAGATCGAATGGAGTACCTCGATCCGCTATTTGATATGGTGGAAGGTCCGGATTTCAATAGCAGAATCACGGAAAGAGAAAAAGAAGTCATCTTAAAGGCGCATGATTACGCTCAAATGATGTTAAGTAGAATCCAACAGCTAGAACACGATAAACCAAACATCCCTTAATATGGAGGATCAAATGCCCGACGAACAATGTATGAACTGTTGCCGCAAACATTTAGGATCGGCACACGGATACTATCTTGAATACGATAGCGGCAGATACAATAGTCACTTCTGGAAGTCTATTGGTCAACTTGCTCTAGCCGAAGCGCATTGCATTTTGATTAACCATAGACTACATAAGCTAATCGAAAACGAACGATTGAAAGCTATGGAATCACACTCATATCAACCGGATTTTGATATGCTACTAGATGAAGCAGATGCCGCTGCTTTTGTCGATAAGCATTATGTAACATTGGCGACGGAAAGCAATCAAGCAGAAATCGACAATGCACTAGATCAACTCAAATGGTATATCAAAGAGACAAACAGCTTTCCACCATATACCGGACATCGAAAAGTGAATCCGGCATTCATCAAAATCCTAAACGATTACGCGGTTATGTTAAACGAAGATCGCGTGAATATAAACCACATTGAAGATGGTGTTGTATCGGTCAACCAATACAAATTCGAGGAGGGTACGGATGAACACACAGGAACTATTGGAGGAGATTCGGAAGGATAGTCAGATTGATCCTGAAAATCTTAATTCCGAGTCGTTGCGCATTCCAGTAACACACGCAAAATATCTACGCTATCGGTCCATGTTCAAGTCAAAGTATAATGAGCTAAATGGTTTGTTGTCTCGGATGAAACTAGAGAAGCGAGATTATTACACAGGTAGAGCAGATCCGGAAGTGTACGCTAAGAAGCCATTTGGACATAAGATCATCAAGAGCGAAGTTGACCTATATATCAATGCGGATGAGGATGTACTAGAATTAGAATCGCGCATAAATAATATCGATAACGCGTTGTATAGCATCGACTCCATGTTGAAACGATTGATGGGACAGAACTGGACTATCAGAAATGCGATTGAATTTTTGAGGTTCAAAGCAGGACTTTAGGAGACTATTTTGCCTTATATTGTAGAAGCCGGAATTAACTGCAACGGCGATGTAACCCTTGCGATTGAAATGATATATCGCACCAAAGCAATCGGAGCGCAGTATATCAAATTCCAAAAGCGCAATCCGGATGTATGCGTTCCTGAAGCGGCTAAAGGAAAGATGCGCGATACACCTTGGGGAAGAATGACATATCTAGAGTATAAGCACAGAACGGAATTCAGCAAAAAGGACTATCATCAAATCGACGATGCATGTAAGCAAGTAGGCATTACATGGTTCGCTAGTGTGTGGGATATGGATAGTCTGTTATTCATGAAGGATATGGAATGCTCTATTGTCAAGATTCCCAGTGCTAAAATCACGGATAAAGAATTGTGTGTTGAGGCAAGACGCAACTTTGATACTGTTATGATTTCAACTGGTATGTCAGACCAAATCGAAGTAGACACCGCAATCATTCATGCGGAACCGAACGTTGTATTTCATTCCGTTAGCTGCTATCCTTGTGAAGATAATAACCTGAATCTGGGCTATATCGAAACGCTAAAGAGGATCAAATCGCCAAAGTTCGAAGTAGGATATTCTGGACATGAAGGACCAAACCATCTTCCTTGTATTTTGGCTAAGGGAATGGGTGCAAGTTGGTTCGAGCGTCATGTTACGTTGAATCGCGATATGTGGGGCACGGACCAAAAAGCAAGCATTACATTTGATGAGTACAAACATCTGATTGACGAATTGAATAAGACAGACAGAATAATCGGTCACAGAAATAGCGGCAGACGCGTTCTTGAATGTGAAAAGAGCAGTAGAGAGAAGTTGAGGGGATAGCGTGAAGGAATCAATCTGTATCGTAGGCAATGGTCCATCTATTATGCTTGGCGAATACGGATCAATCATTGATTCGTTTGATCGTGTTATCAGATTCAACGGATTTCAAACCAAAGGATATGAAAAGCATACCGGGGAGAGGTGTACTGATTGGTTCGTGAATTCGACTTCCACTTCGGCTAGATTCGTTGTAGCTAATCCTAGAAAGGAGATCGAAAATATATGGTATCTGCTTCCGAGAACAAATCGAAGCGCGCCTCTAAGGACGCAAATCAAGACGGTTCGGCCAGACCTGAAGCTAATGGATGACTCATGGCTGAAGCGAAAGATATACGTCAATAAGCTAGTTCCTAGTATCGGTAACATTACGATCCGATGGATTTGCGAAACATGGAAGTACGATAACATTAGCATTGTTGGGTTCGATTCCGCTCTTGATATTGATCTTGAAAATGCGCACTACTACGATTCAAAATGTCGGATTCGCGGCCATGGTGTGAAGCAGGAAAAGATAATGGTGCGCGAGTCGATTG